TTTCATAATATACCCCTGAATACATATTGGTCCAAGTCTCTATCTTCTAAAAACCAGTACTTATATTCTTTTATTGCTCTATCAAACTTCTCTTTTCCTTTCTCTAAAAACTCCTCTGTAGTTTCAAAGATTCCTATATCAGTACTTCTCTTATCTATTACAACAAACTTTATATCTTTAGCCTTAAACATAGTTGTATAGATATAGGCTTGTAAATCGTAGTTCCAAGTATTAGCTGAAAAGTTAAAAGTAGATAAATCAGAGCTTGTAGTTTTTAAATCTATTATACAGCTTGAATCTTTTTTAAGTATATCCGCTTTTCCTCGAAAGGGTAAACCCTCTAACATAGCACACTCTGATACCTCAAAATCTGAGTTTGATAAGGCTTGTAATACTCCCTCGTTTCTTAGTAGAGCGTCTGCTAGTCTTTCTATTTCGCTCATCTCTTTTCGTAACATTACTTTTTCATGTCCGTATTTTTCTACTGCCTCCTTATATTTAACGGTATTTCTTGTACTTGCATCCACTACGTTTATAGCCTCTAGTTTGTCAGGTTCTAGTATTGCCCAATGGACCATCCTACCCATAAGAAGAGCTGGAGTATCTTTAGAGCCATACTTGGCTATATTTCTGTAGGTCTTAGGACTCTTAAGTAGATTAGTACAAGCTGACGAGCTTAAAGCGTACTTACCTAAATGTCCATAATAATAAGAGTCGTCAATCATTTTCTCTTTAAGTACAGACTCCTCTATCTTTTCGTTGTTAAGTAGTGTTATCATCCGTAAACCTTTTTATATTTTTCTAGAAGTATCTCAGCCTTTTCGTATTTCTCCTCACAAAGTCTAGCTCTTGAAACAGCTCTAGTCTTGTCTGCTCTATATTCAGATATTGACTGCTCATAAATACGCTGGGTGCTTATTAGTTCGTTAACATAAAAAGCTATCTCGGTCCAGCAATCTGTCATCTCTTTAAAAACTTTTTCTTTAGGATGTTCTTTTTTAAGTCTTATAATATGCTCTCCTATTAGGTTGTAATTAGAGTAGTATTCTATTTCTTTTAAGTTTTGAATTTTGTCGTTTTTTATCATGTTTTTAGTTATATAGTTCGTAAACGTTTTTTAGTTGTTTCCATACTTCATTACGAAATGAGCAAGGCTGACAACGTACTTTCTTTTCAAATATCCTCTCGAATATTGCAGCATATATTTTTATCTCTTGTTCGTTAAATGTACTCTTTTTAGTTTCAATAGCAGCTTTCATTAAGTTGTACTCATCCTCTGTAAAGCATTTAGGCTTTTTGTAACTATACTTTTTATTCCAAAGCTCTTGCCTTTTTTGACAGCCGCAATCGGACCCCAAAGCGTCAAAGGTTTTATCTACTATTTTTGAAATGCCTGTCGCATCTGTAAATTTTTTTACAGTATCTCCCAAGCCTTTACTAGCTTTATTATGGTTTTCTTTAAATTTCTTATATCCTTTTTTCATATCTTATCAAAATCACCGTTTATATAATCCTCGTAGTCCTCAGAGAACTCGTTTTTTATTTCTTTCTTTAAATGTTTTAGAGAGTTAAAAATACTTACCATACTTATACGACTTTGGTTAGCTATACCTCTTATGCTTTTTCCTGAGTCCCTATACATTTCAAAAAGTATTTTATCGTACCAATGCCAACCCTCTATATGGTTGTCTATCATTTTACAGATTTTGTTAAACGCTATATGTTCCTCCATGTTAGAAGTATCAGGAATCTGTAAGTAGTTTTCTGTATCGTCTAAAGATGTTTTTCTTACTCTGTTCTTAGTATTGTGATACTGGTAAGCTAAGCCCCTAATACAAAAATATATATAACCTCTACTGACCACTCCTTTTTTAATTACTTTCTCTTCGCTTGAATACTTTAATAATCTCAAATACAGCTCTTGTATAACATCCTCAGAATAATCTTTTAAATTAAAACTCTTCGCTATACTCACCCATTCGTTATGCCTTTCAGCAACTTTTTTCAACCAATCACTCAACAATTATTCTTTATAAACTGTAAAACAAAAATCTATGAAAGGAAAATACAGTACATAATCAGTACAATTCTTTTGGTCATAATGCCTAAACCCTATTAAAATGCCTAGGTATAAACCTATCGTTACTTCCCAATCTTTTTCCATAGTTTATATTTGTAATTGTTTTAGTGCTTTGTCAAAAAATAAATCTCTACCCATATACTCGTAACCTATATTATTTATTTTCATTTTTAATTTTATAGGGTCAGTAAAGCTAGAGGGTCTACCGCCAGTTTCTATCTCCTTTACTTTTAGTACATGGACTTGGGTAAACATCCAGTCCGTAGGATGAGTTGTTTGTCTATGGATACATATTACATCGTCAGGGCGAGAAGTAAAAGCGGTCCCTCCACTTACGTCTGCAAGTTGTAAAGGTCTAGGTAGTCCAGCGTATTCGTGATTCCCTGCCCATACTTTCCGTAGGCTATCTGTATTACCATGACAATTTATCCATAATGCTATTTGGTTTTTTTTAGCGAATAGTCTAAACTCTGTAAGACAATAGAAATCGTATTCATAGCCTCCAAAACTTTTGTAAATTGCATATTCCTTAGATAGAGAGTTGTAAGGGTCTACTAACAGTCCATGAAAGTCCCATACGTCTTTTATAGCTTGGACCTCATCCAGTAGAGTTTTATAGGTGTATATCTTTTCAGCGTCTATTATTTTAAAATGGTCATAGCACCAATCCATAGCCTTTTTAATAAGCGTCTCGTTAGCCTCTTGAATAGTCTTACCCATTCTAAACTCTACTATACGTCTTGCTATACTTTGTGCTGTATTCTCGGAGCTAAATATAACAAAACGTAAGTCGTGCTTTTTTGCCCATAGAGTAAATAGATATATTAGTAGCGATGTCTTACCGACATTTGCATGACCAATTGCTAAATTTAGGGTTCCATCGAGCTTTAGTCTAAGGTGTTCGTCTATTTGTGGAATACCAATTTTAAGACCTTCTAATACTCTACCATGTTTTATGTCTAGTAGTTTGTTATGTATGTTATCTTTATCTACTATCATAATCTAAAGGTATAAAAAAAAGGTCTTGCTTTATTAATAAAGAGAGTTTAAAAATTCTCGCTCTTGGTCTGTTATATCATATGTTTTTTCAATCAATTTAACAAGGCTTTGAATTTTCTGACATATACTAATATTAACAGCTAAATCTTGGAGGTACCTCGTTGGTATTCTTGGTAGATTATCTTGAGTTTTTGCATACTTCATTTTTTCATTACCAGTTCTTAGTAACCCAACTGCGAAATCACCTCTGTGTATGTGACCTTCTTCACAAGCAAAATACTCCTCCCTTAATTTTATAATTTGGTCTAAAATTTCATCTCTTGTTTTTTCGTATTTATTCATAAAATGGAGTTTCCTCTCTAGCTGGTTGCTGCGAGTTGTTAGATACCTCTCCAGCTGGTTTAAGAGACCAGCCTGTTAACTTTGTAAAATAACCTCCAGCTTTAGATAAGTTACTTTTAATATTAAACTTTACTATTACGTTTTGGTTTACTGAGATTTCTTTTATTTGATTTCTCTTATCATTCCAAAACTCTATTGGATGAGTCTGAGGGAATTTCTCGTCTGTCTGTATTAGTATCGATTGTACTGATTTGTCGTTTATTGTTTTTGGGTCCATTATCTTTTTGACCACGCCTTGTAGTTCCATATATATAAATTTTTTGGTTATTAATTATTTTAAATCTTTTCCTGACTCTGCAATTTTTCAAGTAATTGTTGTATTTTTTTAGATATTTTATATTGCGTTCTTAGGTTGGTTACCGTATAACCTTTTCCTACTAAGTCAAGAGCTTGGTTAAATTCGCTAGTGCCTTCATTAAGCCAAACTTTTTTATCCTCGTCTACTGGAGGTAAGTCAGGTAGAAGATTTTCTACCTTTTGTCCTTCGCTGCCTATTACCCAGTTGGCAAATATCTCAGCTGTCTTTATTATTTTATCTTCGGTCCAGTCATCTGTTTTACTATGTAAATCAGTAGCTCTATTTAAAGAGGATTGTCGTATTATATGTAATTGTGTTTCTGTCATGATATTAAGTTTTTGTTTTTATTTGTATTTCTAATTGGTATTTTAGCTGTTTATTTTCTTCTCTGAGTTCTTGTATAATTCCCCAAAGTTCAGCTTTTGTTTTATTTTCCATTTAGCTAAGTTATTAAAAAATTATTAAATAAAAAAAGGGTAGCTCAAAAAAAACTACCCCTTCTTACCAAAAACAAAACAAACTTCAAAAACTATTTATTAAGGCTTTCTAACTTTTCTGCGTAGTCATCTATCATTCCCAATAGGTCATCGTTAGAAAACTTAACTACTTTTTGACTCTGCAAATATAGTGATTCTGAAAGTTCTTTTCCTAGATATAAAGAAAATTTATAAATCTGTCCCTGTTGCATAACATTACATCCATAGCATTGAGGATAACAATTTAGCTCATCCCACCTAGTAGAGTAATGTCTCCTAGACATAAAGTGACCTGCCTGTATATTTTTAATAGGATATTTTCTACCACAAGTTACGCAAGTACATACTCCATATTTATCCGCACCTTTCGCTCTAATATATTTACTAAATACAGTATCTAGTTTTTTTACTAAAGTTTTACGGCTCGGTTTTCTAGGCATTATTTATCCAAAGTATATATAAGCTGTTTACCAGTTGTAGAATCTATAGAAGATATTAATTTATACAAATATTTACTATCAGCCTTTACTTTATTTTTTTCGTACTTATGACTATCTGTACCAAGATTCTGATAGCTAATTGCGTCAAGTTCTAACACGCTATCCACTCGGTCCCTTACGGTAAGTTTAAAGTCTTTTATAATTGTTTCTGCTAGTTTTCTGATAGTAGTATCCTCCATTTTTATATATTATATTAAGTTATTATTATACCACTAACCCACCAAAGTTCGACTATTTTTTTTTAAATGTCAACTTTTTCTGTTAGTTTTTTGTTAACATCACCTACCTTGTCCTCTATAACCCTTGACGTAGTTCTTAGAAGTTTTAAGTTTTGACGTTTTACTTTTGGCGTGTACGTTTTTACGTTTTACCTTATTTTTTTTCCTATAGACTACAGCTTGTATCTTTGCCATTATCTATTTTCTTGTAATAGTTCTACTTTATACTTTATAAGTGCGTTTTGTATTTTCATGTTATTTATCTCATCAACTGCCTTTTGCACTTCTTTAGGAGGTTGGAAATCATTAACCCATCTATAGTTATATTGTACCTTTTCGTCCATTTTAGATACCTTAATCTTTAGCATTTCTATTTCAGCTGTAAGATTAAACCAAATACTAGCTACAGTAACCACGCCTATAATCATACCGATTAAGGCTTTTATATCTAAACTTATTTTTGATTTGTCCGATATATCCATTATTGATGCTTGTTATTTCCAAATACCTTTTCTACTCCACGACTACCAAAATAACCGCCTATAACGATAGATAATAATCCAGTTATACTATCTAACGGATAACCTAAATACCATCCTATAACATAGCTTACAGTTAAAAATACAAGGGTTAATGGTCGTACATTAGAAGATAACCAAGAACCACTCCTTGCGTCAGCAACCCACCTTCTTGTAGTACCATCTATTTCAGCTCGTTCTATATCAAGCTTTTTAAGTGCTATTTGTTTATCAGAATCAGACATATCCGAACCACCAATAATAGCCTGTATAACGCTTCCTGCAAGGGTATCACCTGCGACAGCACCAACAACACTAGGAATTTTCTCAAGTAGAAACTTGCCTACGCCTGTTTCCTTAAATGGTTTTTTTTTACTCATATAACCCTATAAGATGTTTTACCGTTTATTTTTTCAGCTCTTAGGCATCTACCTCTATTCTCGTCTTGAGATACCCAAGCTACATGAACCCAGTTAGGATTTTTATCTGTACCAAATTCCCAAATAATAGTATCAAAGTTAAGGTTTTCTTTGATATAGTAAAACATTTCAGCGTTAGTTTTATGACCAAAAGTATCGTCTAAATCTATCGCTCTACCATGACAATGGAAACTGGTTTTACTGCCACCTATAGCAGTATTTAATTTTTCGTTTCTGTAAAAAGAGTTTATTTTAATTGGTCCGCCTACCCATTGTCTAAGAGGCTCAAAGATGTTAAGAGCAACACCGACCATATTACCAAGTTGGTATCCATTTGGAGTATTATCTATATTTAAACGTAAAGCTGTATTAGACCTAACAGCCTCCTGATAACTTATATGGGTACTTATTCTCTCCACTTACTTTGCTCATCTATTTACTTTGTTATAATACCATGAAGTTAGCAAATATTCAACAAGCCTACAAGCTACATAGAAAGCTATATGTTCCATTACTTTTTTATTTTAGATATTTCTGACTTTATATCTTTTACTATTTCGTTAAACTTGTTTTCTAAAGCGTCTGGAATACCGTCTTTGTCTTTGTCGGTAAACATACCGTAGACAGTTAGTGCCATCATAATAGCTGTTAGAAACATTACTATAGAAATTATTATAACTATTGTATTCATATTTATATATTTAGGTGACTGCCATCACAATAGCCGTCAGGGTTAGAAGTGCAACCGCACTCGCATTTAGGTTTATAGTTCATCTTTTGGAGGGTTATTTTTTAAGTCATATTTTAAAGCTGCGGACAATATTATCTTATCCATAATAGCGTCTTGGTTTTCTAGCATTTGTTTTTGCAAGTTTATAACCATTTCCTCTAGTCTATCTTTTGCATCTACAAGCATTTGTATTTGATGTTCTTTTTTTTCTATTGTTGCTTTTAGTCCATTTATATCGTCAGGCTTAGTTCCACTTATAGCGGAAATTAAAACTGGAATTGACGCTGCGATAGAACCAATTAACATTAATACAATCTCTTTATTTGATTCTAAAACTGGAAACTGTACAAAAGTTATTATTATTCCAACTATAAATAGAAATACAAAAAGGCTTCCTGCATAGCTGCGTATCTCTTTTGCTGAACCGTTTTTAAAAGTCATTTCTTTAGTTTTTGTGTTATTGATATTACAGTATATCCAATGGCAAGTAAAAGACTTATAGCTTGTAGAACAGGATTTATAGCACTAACTGAAAA